GGCCGAGACGGGATCTAATCGATCGTCAAAGGATGATGTGGAGCCTTGCGGGCTCAAAGGATTCGATGATCTGTATAACGATGTGGATGTGCGATTTGTGCTTTACTTCACGGAAGAAGGCTACGAAGCCCTGCAGGAAAACAAGGAGAAATTCGAGAAACAGTTTAAGTTGACTTCGTCGTGGAAGACCACCAATATGACATGCTTTGATGCAGATTTCAACATTGTAAAGTACAAGACAGTCGGTGACATTCTGGAGACATTTGTGGAGAAGCGTCTTCCAATGTATGAGGCACGCCGCATCATGATGATGGAGAACCTGGAGAAACAGATGCGAGAGCTGGATGCCAAGCGACGATTCTTGCAGGCGCTTCTGGATGAGCGTCTCGTGCTTTCGCGTAAATCGGATGAGGAGATTGTGACACAGCTCAAAGCATGTGAGATTCCTGCACTGTCGAATCTGGATTTGCCCGATGCATATGATTCCTATGACTATGTGCTACGAATGCGTATGGATCGTGTCAAGCAGTCGGCAGTAACGGAGCTGGACGGGCAGATTGCAGAAAAGGGGGCGGAAATTGAGCATCTGGAAGGGGAGACGGGTTCATCACTATGGCTTGCGGATCTGGAAGAGTTCCGATTGGCGTGGGAGCTGTACTCACAGGAGCGTGTGGCAAGCGCCGTGTCCGTGGCAAAGTCGGATTCTATAAAGGTTCAGAAGAAGAAGCGCCCTGGTGTTGCAAAGTAATCTTCGTTATGTAATAAAGATGGGGGATCTTATTTTATTGCTTCCACAACTCCCTTATGAAATACTAAATATCATTCTATCTTTTTCAGAAGATGGATTGATACGCGCTCAAATACGATGTGGGGAAATGAGTTATCACATTCAGTGGAACATGGATCCAATTTTTGAATTAGAAGCAACGATTCTTGTACGACGCATCTTTCCGCAATACTGGTATTACGATGCCGATCCGGATGAAAAATATATTTATTATTTTATGAAAGATTATTTTAAGTCTGTGATTCGTGATCGCGAGTAACCTCTGGTAAGCGAGTGACCTATGGTAAGCGAGTGACCTATGGTAAGCGAGTAACCTGTGGTAAGCGAGTGACCTATGGTAAGCGAGTAACCTCTGGTAAGCGAGTAACCTCTGGTATACGATTGCTCCATAAAATATATGCTAAAAAGAGGCCAAATCCATTTTTAGCAACTAAATCTAACATATTGTAGATCGTATTTTTAGCAAAATAGGGCATCAATGCGGCAATCCCATAGATGCTCCAACTAATCAAGAAGAACCAGTACAAATAGAGTTTATCCTTTGAAGTATCTGGGCGAATATAGGTATCGTATATCTTTTTAAAATAATAAATAAATGGAATAAATCCGAGTATGATTCCAATCGTATAAGGTATGTATTTTAATTCCGCAAATAATCCAAATAGTAGCATAAATAGATTGAGAATCACAATCTGGTTAATGAGGGATCCATTCTTGGATATAAAATCGAAAAGACCTGTGTATTGTTTTGTATCAAGGTAGGCGATGAATGCAATTAACATAGCGGGGGTTGTAATAAACCAGTCTGCATAGCGATAGGGTGTAATATTTTTAATAGTTGATAGATGATATATCATCCATACGTAAAAGATAAATTCAATCAGTTGAACAATTAATTCGAGGGTTAATAAATCTTTGAATATGATTTTATCAGCGGGCACATCAATACCTAACGCAAATAAATCAATGATACCCGTTGTAAATTGTATAAATAATGAGCTATATGCTGTAATATGCAACATTTATCTACCATTATATCCTAAATTATTTTGTTTCACGCAATTGTTTCTTAGATTCTATCCTATCCTCTTTCAATATATGCACAGCAGATTCAATTCGACCGCATATGATACTTGTACAGAAAAGCATACAGACATTTACTTTAAAAGTAGTACTCAATAAATTACTATTTTCGGGGCATTCACATGACCTATATCGCCGTTGTAATGTACGCTGAAAGGGAATCCTACGAAGGAGAATCGACATGATATGGTATTTGATCGTTATATTTAAGTTCGCATAATGACAAAGAGAATACTTGTTAGCTTTCTATTAGTCATTTTCCAAAAAATGACACAACTATAACGGTAGAGGGGTGTGGGGACGCTTGCGTCTCCGCCTTACATTTGAGGCTGAAACGGTAACGATTTCGTACCCGCACTCGACATACTCATTGGTTGTAGCAGTGGTATAGGTAAATGACTGATATCATTCAAGTAGTAATTGTATTGTTCGATCTCAGACATAATACGGGGCGCTGACCACTTGATAACAAGGTTATTAAGCTCATTGATCTGTCCTTCTACATTGAATTTATCGTTACGGGCGTATTGTAAATACATGGCTCGCATAATCATTTTCATTTCGTCAACATCTTGGTCGTCAATGACGAACTTTTTGGGTCCACTCATACGGTAGACCTCCTTTCGGATCTCCATCTGGATCCGGTCGACATTCTTGCGTGTAAAAAATGCATCAGAAAGTGGTGTATGGTCCCAGTTTCCCCGGAGCATATCACCTGAAAAGTTCACTTCGGTTTGTTTGGGATAACTGAAGCCAGCGGAATCCGGTACGGGGGTACCGGTTGCATTGCTTTGGGCATTGAGGTTGACACGACCATTTTGGCCCCCATAGCCATAGGCGGTATACGGGAGTTGGAAATCGGCTTGAGGAGCACCGGCCGAGAACATTCTACCACCCCTCTGTGTTTTTTTTCTAAGCTCTGAATATAAAATGTCTTCGGTCACTCGTTTTATTCGCCAGATCCCCGTTTCCACCACGTACTACAACGCAGCTGGTATTGTTACCGCCGCTGGTACCCCTTCTACCTCCCCTATCTTTGAGTTTATCCCAACACAGGGCAACTATGTTGGCAACTACCCTCCAGGCTTTATGTCATCGGGAGGTGCAGCGCTGAATGGGGCAATTGCTGCCGCCGGCGCCGCCGCCGGCAACACTGGAAATGTGGTTCTTCGTGACATGGGCAAGACTATCCAGGCACCCTATGCTCTCAATTCTACTACAGTTCCATCTGGTAATACGATCCCAGTCGGTTTCTTCCGTCAAGTACAACTTCTTGTGCCATCGGCCATTGATATTGGCGTATTGGGCAAGGGATACATCGGTGGAACAGGTGGAAGTGTCTTTGGTGTAACGGGTGGAAGCCCTTCTCAATACACACCCTACCTCACCTTCTATATCCCAGTGGCGGTTGCGGGTGTTGAGGCAGTTGGCCTTGTTCCAACTCAGGCGTTTGCTCTTGCGGGCGGCCAGATGTAAATTGAAATCACTTAGTAGTTTTCAACTATTTTATGATTTGTAGCTTTTCTCTATTATCCGATGACTACTATTGATAATTTTGTCTCTTATAGTACCTTTATTTATGAATGTATAATATGACCATGGCGGTATACGGGAGTTAAAAACCGGCTTGAGGACATTCTGTCACCCCTCTGTGTTTTTTATAAGCTCTGAATATAAAATGTCTTCGGTCACTCGTTTTATTCGCCAGATCCCCCTTTCTACTACGTACTATGATGCCGCCTCCGTTGCAAATGGACAGAATGCGTATGAGTTTGTCAATGATGGTAACAACTATGTTGGTAACTATCCCCCAGGATATATGATGTCAGCACAAGCTCCCCTGCAGGCTGCAATTATCGCGGCCATCGCTGACGGCACTGGTACCACTATTCTCCGTGACATGGGTAAGACTATCTATGCCGCATGGAGTGTCTCTGCTGCACCTACCGTTGACCCAAGAACCGCTGGTGGAACTGTAACATATGCATACTTCCGCCAGGTGCAGCTTCTTAAACCAAGAGCCATCAATACTGGACCAGGCAATACTGGCTTTATTGGTGGACCAGGTGGCAATGTCTTTGGTGTCACGGATAGAAGCCCTGATCAATACTCACCCTATCTCACCTTCTACATTCCAGTGACGGTGGCGGGTGTTGCCTTGCCGAACGCGGTGCCAGTGTACGCGATTGCCGGCGGCCAGATGTAAATTGAAATCACTTAGTAGTTTTCAACTATTTTATGATTTGTAGCTTTTCTCTATCATCTTCGTAGAACATGTCATCCGATGACTATTTTAGAACAATTTGTGTGGCCAATACTTATTATAATGCACAAACAATATTAACTCCTCCCTTTTCCCTTATCTATGAATTTATACCATATGGTATATGTAATGGAAATTACCCCCCTGGATACATGCAATCTGCCTCTGCCTCTCCTGCTCTCGTTGCTGCTATTCAGGATCTTATTGCGACTGTTCAGCCACAGGGTATAATCTGTTTAATCTTACGAGATATGGGGAAAACGATTTATGCGCCAACATCAAATGCAACAAATGCTCCTTTTGCCTATTTTCGCATGGTACAACTAATTTGTCCACAACCTATTCCCTTCTTAACTATCTATAATAATCAACTTGGTGGGCCGAAAGGATCAACATATGGTATTTTTGGAGCTCCTGCAACACCTGACGCCTATACCAACTATATGACTTTTTATATACCCGTTGTGGTGGGAGGTGCAGGTATCGCAGCGAATACAGGGGCCTATCTATTAGCAGGAGGCCAAATGTAAATTTCTACGGTATAAATAACATGTTATCCAAATACAAGCTTACTCGACAGATTCCATTAACTACTACATATTATGATGGAGGCAATGTTATTGCAAATCCAGGGGAATTTGCATTTGCATTTTATCCCACAACAGGACAAGGATTATATACAAATGTCAATACAACAAAAGGGATTATGTACTCGGGCAATGTAGATAAAAATAGCTTTAATGGTTCCTTAGTTGATTCCATTCATATTGAAATTTCTAAAATGGGAGGGAATTGTATTCTTCGTGATATGGGTAAAACAATCTATTCTCCTTATCAAACCACCAATGGCTTAACCCAAAATAATCAGGCTTATTTTCGTCAAGTACAATTGATCTCTCCTAGTTCGATCGGCGCCAATGGATGGAATGGAGGACCTCAAGGGTCTACCTTTGGTGTAACTGGATATCCATTACAACCTACTAAAGCAGTATCACCTGCGCCGCCTCCACACAACAGTACAAGTTATCTTACTTTTTATATCCCTGTCACCATCGCAAATATTGTTGCACCAGAATCCACCAATACACGTGCCTTTGCCATTGCAGGCGGTCAATTGTAATTAGTATCCATACGGTAAAAATCATTTTATTCTATTAGAAGCATGTTCAACATCTATATGATAATGTACATCGTCGCCGCCTTGTTGGTGATCGGCGGCGGATCCTATAAAATCATGCAACAGAACCAATCCACTGCTGCGCTCTTTTTCTTTATTGGATCCCTCATTACTTTTATTATCTATGGAATTCGTTGGTTTTCAAAGGGTAGTTCTATTTTCTCGGCCACTCCGGTTTCTTGGCCACCTGTTATCAATACCTGCCCTGATTACTTAACCTATTATAAACGCGGTGCTCAGGATACCTGCATTGACCTTATCGGTATTGCCCGATGTGGGGCCAATCAGAAATGCTTGAAGCGTTATGTAAAAGGCACCGATGATGATGCCTGCTTTTTTGATTTAACCACTAAAAGCTCGGATGGACCTACTAAACAGGCGGAACTCTGTAAGCGTACGATGGAGTATGGGCTCACATGGGAGGGGATTACCAATGGAGAGGCATGCATTTCCTCCAATGGAAGCACTTCTTCCCCTAATTCAGGCAGTGCTGATGGCCAGTGCATATCCAATTAGCCCGTGCGTTTGAATCCAGTTAAAATGATCTCCGATAAGAATGGAGCGACGCATTCATAGTTTAGTGGTAGAATGGCCCCCTTCCAAGGGGTCGACACGGGTTCAATTCCCGTTGAATGCATCTCCTTATTGATAATCGATGATATTCGTTTATCAACAATGTGTCCTAATAGATTAAAATGAATCAGATATCATAATATATGAAGATTGAATACGGTGCTCAAGATCACCGCATTGATGTAACTACCATTTGTTATGATACATTGTGTATGAAAGATTTAATTACTATTCCACAAGATGATCATGCTCGAGCACGATACTTTACGGATCCTCTGATTGGGGTTCTAAAATCAATCTTTATTACTCATGAGAATCAAACAACAGTATATGATCATACACAAACTATTTACATCAATGTATCCACCAATCCTATTATAATATCATCTGTTTCCATGGTATCTGATCAAGACCGCACAAATAAGAAACTATCTGAGATTCACTCTCAATTGCAAATTCATTATGGATCTTTTCAAGAGGAATTTCCTGAACAGTGTATGGCGACTCGTTATCTAACGGGTAGCGAAAAAGTATTGGAACTGGGTGGAAATATTGGACGAAATTCACTTGTGATTGCGTCGATTTTGAGAGATAATCCTAACTTTGTTGTGTTAGAATGTGATACAAATACTGTCGCTCAGCTAACCGAAAATCGTAATCTGAATCATTTTACATTTTTCATTGAACCATCTGCCTTATCCAAGCGTCCATTGATCCAGCGAGGATGGGAAACCATTGTAAGTGACACCATTCTGGCTGGTTACAAACCCGTTTCTTCCATCACATATGAGGAGTTGGTTGCAAAATATAAGATCGATTTTGATACATTGGTAGCGGACTGTGAAGGTGCTCTATATTATATTCTACAGGATATGCCTGACATGTTAGATCATATTAACTTAATTATCATGGAAAATGATTATCATGATATTACTCATAAGGAATATGTAGACAAGGTATTGAAAGAGAAGCATTTTTATGTAGATTATGTTGAATCGGGTGGGTGGGGTCCATGTTATGCTAATTTTTTTGAGGTATGGAAGAAATCTCAGTAGGAATGTAAAGAATGAATCCCATGGAGGAATAGTATGGTTCGTACAAGTTTACCTGAAGAAGATACCACATGCCTTCATCCTGAAATTGAAGAGGCGATGATCAAATGGCTCAAATCACGATCCCATCCTGCTTTTCTATTAATTGGCCCGCCAGGTGTAGGGAAAACGACCATGGTCTATCGTGTCTGCAAACAGGCTAAATTCTGGGTACAGGAATTCAATGCCAGTCATACCCGAACCGGCTCCAGCTTTCGCCAAACGATTATGCCACTCCTTATCGAAACGGGTGTCAGTAAATGGATTCATCCTACCACACCCAATGGGCGAGCAGTACTTCTTGATGAAATGGACGGTCTCTCTCAGGGTGAAAAAGGTGGTCTACAGGAACTTCTCGATTATTTAAAGTCAAAACGGCCCTTTTTAGACGACTGTCCACTTATTTTGATTTGTAATATTCTGGAGGGCCGAATCATGCAGCAACTCCTCAAATACTGCTGTGTTCATTATGTGAATATGCCGAAGAAGGAAAAACTGATTGAGTTTTTTAAGAAAGACATTCCTGATTCCCTGTATATGCTGGGTGACATTCGCAAGGTCTCACAGAGTTTAACCTATTATGACCCTTCTAGTCGGCACGCACTGGGAAAGGAGGAATCTCTGGATCAATCTATCCATGTTGCCATTCGTGCTGCATGGTTTACCCTCTTTGAAAACTGGGGACAACAAGATGAATTGGATTTGGAGACCAAAGATGCTAATTTGGCAGGGCTCTTATTTCATCAAAATTTGCCCCTCTTTTTAGAAAATAAAGCAAAGAAGGAGTCTCCTCTTCCTATTGCACCATTTGAAGCCTATGAACAGATCTTGGATTATTTGCGGTGGAGTGATCGTGCCGATTTTTGGGCATTTTTTCATCAATGTTGGAACTTGCTTCCCCTTTCTTATCGACTGAAACTGAAATATCCAAATTTGTATCTACAGCATTATCGAAAACCGGTCCATATTCCTGAGCCCGCTGAATTACAATATACTATGGTATTAACAAAGCAGTCGGCCCTCTTTAATGCATGGAAGGAGATGAATCGTGTTGCAAATGAATATGATATTCCCTTTCGATGTGTGACCCAGTGGGCGACTCATCAAACGGGTAAATTGTATGATACACTCGGCGTTAAATTGGAATCTCTGAATTTAAATGGTAAATCTGCAGAGGTTGTGTCCGTCCTAAGCGCTGAGAAGAGTGGATCAAAACCTGTTTCTGCTCGGAAACGGGTAGCTCGTGGTAAAAAATCAAATGAGTCGTAGAGAGAAGAGTTAGACCTCTGATGGTTTCTACATCGGATACAAATAAAATGGTAGTATGGCCTTCTTGGAAGTTGCGAATCGTTTTACGCAGTGAAAATAGATTATTTTCTATTCTTTCTGCTTTTCGCCCAATCTTAATCATTTCCTCCAATAGTTGATAATAAATATTATCAAATGAGGAATAGATAATAAATTTTCCATTTGGATGTTGCTTGCATAGTTCCAGACAGGCCTCCATTTTATTTTTTGCAAAAATGACATCCTGTGGCGGTGGCGAAGCCAAACATGTAATGGTATTCGCATTTACATTTGCCCGACAGGTCGGGCATTTAAATGTCATCATCGTATTTCGCAATAAACATTTTGCACAGTATAAATTATAACAACAGTGAACCATACTGGGATATTCACAGGATTCAAAACAAATCACGCACTCATTTTCCTCTACTTTTTTCCTAATGAGCGCATGCCGGTTATTTGGATGCTTTGAAAGAAAATGAGTCACATTTGTCCATTCCACATGCAGTGCTTGAAATAAGATGGGAATACTTCGTGATCGAATGACAGGATCGATATGTTTTGTGGCATAATAACTGGATAGAGATTGTAGCGTAATCATGGGTCGACAGGTTAGAATATCATGTGTCATCGTTGGCAATAAAATACTCGACTGAATAAGTGCGTTTGTATTTCGTAATACAATATAACCACGATGGGTATGAAAAAATGGGAGATAATACTTTAGAAAGGAAGATGATGCCAGTGTACTATGATAATGGATGGTCATGTCATTCAATAACCATTCCTCCAAATCAGGATGAAGATTAACACGGTCTCTCAAAAAAAAGAGGGTGCTTTTTATCAGAGTGGGATGTTTAAATAAGAGTGGTATCCAGTTATTGGTAATGAGCCATAGAAATTGGAAGCGCAGCGGTGGATCCGATGAGCGAATAAAAATAGAACTAGCTTCATCAATCATGATATTATCCCATTCAATTCCATGAGTCGTTGCATATTCTTGTACGAATCGGTAGCATTTATTGGTTGTTAATACAAAATTGCTCTGTAGAATCTGTTGTGCCAGTTGATCTCCTTTCATCGTCCGTCTGGTTTCAATGGAAACATATTTCATGGTGGTGTGTTTCTCAATTTCAGAGCGCCATTGAGAAAATAAGTGATGAGGGACAATAATGAGATTGGCGGAAGATGCATCGGATAGGCGTGTCAATTGATGGGAGAAAAAATAGGTAGAAGAATGCGGCGTTAGTTCAGAAGTCATTCGAGGAAAAGTGGTAGAATGGGAAGCAAGATAGGCGAGTACACTCAGTGTCTTTCCTGTTCCTGGTGGGTCTCCAATGATTCCCATTTTACCATTAATAGCTTGATTTCCAACCAAAAATCCACGCGTCATTTTATCTCGATACAAATTCATTCCTTGTACGAGTGCGGATTGATGTGGGTAGAGTGTGCTCTTAATTGAATCATGCGGTAATGTATGTGGTTTTGTTAAAGAAAGAGATTGGTGATACACTTGATTTAGTATCACGAGTTTATCATAGTGAAAATCTTCGGACATATAATATATTACTTAGTCTTTATTTCTATGCTTTAGGTTATAATAAAATTCTCGTAGAGAGGGATCCTTTACCCAGTGCTCCAATGAAAAAGAGGATTCTCTCATGGCGGAGGGATGTATTGCTTGTTGCGCTTGTTGTGCTTGTTGCTCTTCTCTCATTTTCATTTTATCGAAAGTATTGCTATCATGACAGATGACCAAAATGGTCTTTTTCGGAGTCAATTGAATCATCGGATGCTTATAATGATCCAAAAAGGAACTCTCTTCTCCATGGGTCACAAATTCATTATAGCGATGGGTATCCGAATAGCTCTTTCTCCATGCCATGGTTCCATTGGTCGCGTGTCGTGAATGATAAGGACCTACTGTATGAACCTTCTGCGTATCCATATACCACAAATGCATTTCAGAGGATCCTGCCAGTTCGATTTTGGGATTATTTTTGAATTCTTTTACGACATGGGCCACACGATCAGGTGGGTAAAAATCGTCATCGTCCATGGCAATAATAATGGCACCCTTTGCCTCCTTATTGAGTTGATTGCGTTTGGCACCGATTCGCAGCTTCTCATCATGTGTCAAATAACGAAGGTTAGGAATGGTTTGAGCGGCCTCGGCAAATAGATCACCAACCTTATCACGGCCATCATCCAAAATGATCCATTCCATCTTCTCTTTGGGAAAGGTCTGACTGCGATAGATTTGGATAAGGGCTGGAATAAACTCGCGGCGATTATAGGTGGGGGTCACAATAGAGACTTCTATCATTATGATATAGTGTAGGGAATGGTTTAAATCAGATTGAAAGCAGATACTGCGGCGGCAGCTTGTGCTTGTTCAATTTGCGGTGTAATTTGTTTTCCTGTTTGTGCAGAGGCCTGTTTTGCAAAGTCCTCTACAACTGTTGCATTTTTAACTAATGTAAATGTATTGTTAGCTTTATTATATGATACCTTATGCAATGTCTCTTTTGTGGGTTTTGATGGTTCATTCTTATCTGGTGTTATACTTCCTTCTGTGATTTCAATAAATTCATCCTTGTTTTTCCCATCACGATGCAATCGAACAATATACTCTTTCTTTTCATGATCAATTTCCAGTGCCGGCATATGCATTTCAAATAATGATTTTTTTACATTTGCAAAATTCTTCTCATATTCAGGATATCCACGAAATGGATTGGCACTCTCCAATACCTTAAAATAAGCTACCATTTTCTCTCCAAGGTAATATGCACCTTTTAATTTCTTTTGAAAGGATTCAGCCTTCATGGCATCTTCCATCGTTTGATCGCCAATATCAATGGTAAGATATCGTAATAGACCAAATTCATCATATTCGGTAGACCATGGTATAAAACTATAAATGGTTGGAAAGAATCCACCACCTGCTCCCTCATTCTTTTTATATTTATTAAAGAACCATCGTAATACATAATACATTACAATAATCCCACGAAATGATGTAAATGCCAAACAAAGAGCCCATGTAACAACAAAATAAAATGCGCGCACGGTTGGCTTGTAAATAATCATTTCATTGGCAACAATCATCGCAAACAAAAATGGAATGAGAACGGTAATTGCGGTGGATATATAGTTCCATACCTCGACTGGAATAAATGTGAGATATTTATCTCGAAAGGTGGGATCCGTAGGTGGAGGTGGTGGCGGTGGAGGTGGCGGTGGTGGAGCTCCTAGTGTGCCTGCAGGTGTACCTCCTGGTGTAGGTGTAGTATCTGCGGGCTTATTTCCCATCATTGATTTTGCCTTATCAATTCCAGAATTAATTGTTGATGTGATACTGGCCATGAATCCTGTTGCAGGCGGTGTCCCACTTGAATCCGTTGTCCCACTTGAATCCGACATTCCTATGACAAGGATGGATTTAAATGATATCTTACTAAACGAGCTCTTACAGCGCATATTTCAGGCCTCCCATACCCGAAGCAATATTTACCCAATTCAAGCTTTCCACATAAATTGTAACATCATATTGGTAAAAACTATTGGAGGGTAGCGGAAAGACATTCAGGTCTACTTGAAATAATTTAATTCGACTACTATTGACGCTTCCATCAGGTTGTGGTGAAGGGGAGGCCAATGAAAATGGGTACACAACCAACCCTGGATCGGGAATACCTGTCAGGTACTTCCATGGAACGACTTCCGTAAAGTATTCGATCGGTTTCTCTTCTTGTAGCAAGTTTCCATCGCCCAAAACAGATAATGCTCTAAGAATCTGCCGTTGACCATTAAGGACCTGGACACCTGTAGCGGAGGTAAGATTGTAACTGGGCGGCCACGGGTTCAGCGAGTTGCCTGCTGGAATAAATGGCGTCTTTTCAGGATTGATCCAATTGGTAAAATTGGCTGGTTGATTACGATAGAGCATCGAATCTGATCGCCGTGGAAGAATGATGAGGCGCTCAATCGGATTATGTGTATCTAATTCTACAAATTGACGAGAAATGAGCCCTGGAAAGGCATAACTTGTTACCTGTCGCACCAGATATTGCAGATTCTCCGAGGAAAACTGAGCGCGCTCATCATCTGTTACATAGACATAGGTTAGCTGAATCGCAGGATTAAGTGGCCAGGTATTTAATAGTGGCTTTGTCTCAGGCGGTCCAACATCTGTTAAAAAGTTATTGATGGTAACATCTGAAATATTAGTTACTGCTTGATAGAATACATTTAGAGGCTGCAAGCTGGATGGGGATGGAAAGTACTGATATCCTGGTGCAACCTGATTTCCATTGATATCCAACACGGTGTAGAGTTGGTTAATCGGGCGAAGCGTTAGCTGAACCTCGCACTCATGATACTGAAGAGATACAAGGGGAAGCGACTCAAAAGTTGATTCGGCAAACCAGAATGGAAGCGGAACTTGGAGACGACGACCCTGAATAGATGGGCGATTGACATTGGGTGGAGTTGTTAGTGAACCAAGAGGTGGAGGTCCATTATTATTATAGACCAAGGGATATCCTGTCCCTGTGGAGCCACCTCCATAGATTCCCTTTGAAGGATCATTCAACTCAGGTGTATCGCCCACCAGGATTTGCCATTTTCGATAACTACGATTGTCCAAATCACACTGGGCCTTCGCAATCATGTATGATCCATCAAACTCTTGGATTTTTTGACCTCCAATGTAAAGCCCTACACTTTGAATGATTTGACATCCAATATACTTTGCCCATGCAAAATTGTATTGAGAGACACGCTGATTGGGAGCAGTACCAACAGGAAGATGTAAATACTTACAATAAATGTCTGGCAAATCAAATGTAAAATAAATGTCGCGGACCAAATCCGCAATACGCTGAAATTTGTATCGAACCTGAACCGGCTGGTCATAGGACAAACTCTGCGGACCATCCATTGCAAATGTCACGGACTCCTCGGCAAAATGAGCATATTTCTTATAAGTTTTATAAAAATAAGTAAAACTGGGATTACCACTTAATAGCACATTTTGTGCTCCGTATGCTACTAAGGAGAATAGACCACCTCCAGGCATCACTAGTGTTATTATAGTTAATCTATTTGTCCTTTAGACCTACAGATTAACATTCATTAAATGAGGAAAATGATATAAATGATCAAAATTAATAGGATTTCGCCCACCATGTATCCGATAAATAGGGGGGTCTATCATTTAGTGATGAGGAATCCATTTTAGATGATGGACCCTCATTGACCAGTGTTTGAATTTCAGCATAGCAGAGTGCATAGCTAAAATAATAGAGACGACTGATCATACCCTGTGCTGCACCAAATACATCAAACCCATTTTCATCCACCGATTCAAGGGTTTTTGGCAGGGTAATGCGTCTCTGGCTGAAGCATACAATGTCCTGATAGTTTTGATAGGGTGTATATCCGTCAAATGAGTATTTTTTAGATAAATTACCATTGATATAAATTTCAAGCGCATTTTCTCGGCAAACAATCACCACATGCACCCATTTTCCAACGGGGATATTCTCCACTTCCACATAATTATTCCATGTCTTGTAAGTATTCATATACACACGAAGAGTATTGGTATCAGAACGGAGATAAACACCGGGCCCTAATAGCGGAAATTGCGAGGAATATCCTTTATGGAAAATGTGTTGTAGACCGTGTTCCTGTCGGAAGGTGGATGGATTCACATTTAAATAAAAGGAATAACTAAATTCAATTCCACTTCGCTCATTTTCAGATAAATGAACCGGCTTTGAACCAGGGATATTTGGATTTTGTATGATTGTCTGTGATTTATCATTCATCACATAGGTGTTGGGCAATAACTCTGTTCGATTCATTGACATACGATTGTAGTAATTATAAATCACCTCCACGAAGATAAAGACAATATAAATAACAACAACCAGTAATGCTGCATATAGAATTTGCTGTCCGCTACCGGGCGCCTCACCGGATCGCTGCATATTTCCATTAGTTCCAAACTGTGTTGAGAGCATGGATCTCCTTTTAATTCATTGTATTATTTATTTGTGAATTGGTCGAAACATTGCTGGATACCGATGGCTCAAAAAAGGAGGAGAACCACTGACTAAGAGATAGAATAGGCTCAGGACCCGCCATATAATTGGTATGGACCGCTTCGGGGTTAAGCGCACGATCATACATTGTCGTTGTCGATACTTTTCCTCCAAATCCACCATGCCCCAATATGGTTGCACGATATCCACTTGCATCCACCTTAAATGGAGCGGGCAATACACATGAACGAGATAGCTTGCCATCGAGATACACATCCACCGTTCTTCCATTAACCGCCACCGTAAGATTGATCCAACGCTGTAGATCCACTTCAGGTAGATCACATAATGGTGTAGACTCCAGTAATCCTGAATCCAATTGAATGTCCGTAAACAGCTTATTATACTGTTTGGTGTGAAGTGTATCACATGATGTGCCATTCTTATCATTATTCAAAAAGGAGGTGGACTGTCTATCACAGGTTTGAAAGCGAACACGCAGCGATGGTTTCGTGGAACCCAGAGAAATACCAATGGTCTGAAAAGATGAACCGCCAATGCTCATGATATGCTTATGACGATTTCTTCTAACGCCCCAGTCACTGATGTATAGCCAGGTAGAAATGGTAAATTCGCCACCTTCAAATAGTGGTGCTAATCGATCAGATCCAATCGTAATAGGACCTGCGGCAGATGCATCTTGTGTCTTTGTAATGAGCGGATAACTATTCAATGTTCTTACTCCAAATAGGTATTGGTATAAGTAATACAATCCGAACAATCCTAGCACCAAAATAAGAATAGGAATGATTTGGGAGACAGGAGATGAACTGTTATTGGAGCTCATGATTCTGACAAATACACGGATATTCTATCAAGAGAATTTAAGCATAAGGTGTACTCCACTGAACTAAGTTATTGGCGGGGGGTTGTGTAACAGTATCACATGGAAAACCGGAAGGACATTGTGCCAAAAATGATAAATTGGGTAGGGTAAGATTAATTGGATTGGATTCTATGATCACATTATTGGTATCAACATAGGTAGTTCGCAATCGTTCCACATGTTCAGGGGTTAAGCGTGTACCATTTAAAATAACATGAATGACTGAACCATCCAATTTATCATATCCAACCGATAGAGGGCTACTGATCACAACCGGATAATCATTCAATCGATGAGAAGCAACAATTTGATTATCATAAATGATATCAAATCGGCGGCCATCTCGCAAAATGGCAATAAATACCCATTTTTGTCTCGGAATGGGTGGAAGATCAATGGTTTCCGTCTGTTTTATGGCACCACGCTGTGTTCTCACTTGCAGTCTTGTTGCCGGATTTTGATCACCCATGGAAGAGGGCATTACTTCAAGGCGCCAGTTATTTTCGACTTGTAGTAGCGGAATATACTCATTTTGGTAATTCAATGTACGATTCCCGCTATCTAATTTGAAAAAGCCCATCACGGTGGAGCTCGATGTTCCCAAAATGGTCTTTTTAACAACATCTGCAAGGGCAATCTCTTTCTTTGCATGTAGTGGAGTCATTGTTGGAAGTACATCATTATTGCCCGATGACGGATAGATCATATAAACAATAATATATATGGTAAGAAGCAATATAATGATGCCAAATACGATTTGAGTAATAATCGACATTCCCTATTGATCGATTTGATTTTCTCTCCCCGTATGTTATGATGAAGGCGTAGACAGTCCTGGTATACTATTTTCAACCGATGATATACCCTTTTTCACAGAGTCAGGGAGAATAGATGATGTATAGGATGAAATTGTACTCATAGCCGCGGATGGATCTACCGCATCCTTAACACTATCAAGACAAGTGGATGAACCAGGAATTGGATCCGCACCAAATGTGCCTGCCGCAGTAAGAGCCGGCTTGGCCTCTCGAATTTCAGGGGCAATTAAGGCACGATCCCAGATTTTAAGGGTACGCAATTTGGCAACATTCGTGGATCCTGCTACAATATCACCTCGTACATCTAAAAGAGGTGCACCATATGAGCGTGTTTTCATGAGACGCCCATCAATATAGACTTCAAATGCCTTATCCATAATCACAACACCCAGGCGAAAAGGGCTCTGAATGGTGACATTGGGAATGATAATATTTTCCATGATGTGATTTTGATTTAATACAGAAACAATCATATCTGTGGTATCAGGTAATAGTGCAACGACGAAATTATAGTATTGAAACACACTTAATAGGGTTGTGCGATCGATTGTTGTGGATGCACTGGTATCCATTGGCATTCCGCCTCGACTGATTAAAATGCGAGGTTGATTGGTAAAATAGATTGGATTCTCAATAAAAATGTCAACAATAAAAGAATAGTCAAAGAATTTATTTCGAATCGGTGTTACTTCATTTTTGATCGTGTCTGAATTCTTTTTCCAAAACAATATACCCGTATCCGTCCATGGTAGGGTAACGATACCGGGAGAACCAGGCTGTGAACGAAAAATAGGTGTAATGTATTTATCAACGAACAGTAACAGGATAATCATGACAATGATAATTGCTAACACGAATGCCAAAATGCGCTTAATGGAGCTGGATGAATCACCTGTTGTATTGTAATACGAGCCCGTACTTGGTACAGTAGATGGATACGAGGTAGAACCGGTATCCCTTGATGAAAACAAGCCTGTACTGCGTTGTCCTTGATTTCCTGATCCAGGCCAACCTAAGTATTTGGAAATATTGATACCTGATGACTGATTGGCCATATCTCTGTTATTTATCCTTCTTTTATAAGATGGCAATGATACATGATTATAATTTATTTACAGCATAAATTACACCGCCTACTGCCGATAATATGACGCTTCCTGTCAGAAATCCCTTCACAAAAGAGGCATAATCCACTTCCTTCATGTCCTCTTTCGTCCACACAGGGGATCGATTTCGGGCCCCCACTTTTTCATAATAGGAAAGCACCTCTTCAAGTGTCCATTCAGGCTTTCCCAGCATTTGGTTGACTTTATTATGAATCTGAATGGTCCATTTAATGAGGTCTGTTCTGGAGTCCAGGAAGGTAGAAATCGGTGTTGTTTGTAAGTACTCCTTATAATGCTCACGACAGATCGAACATGGGAGCAGAAAAGCAAGTGATTCATAGAACTCTTTGGCACATTTCTTATCGGTATATGTCGGATTTTTTGGATATCCCAATGCAACAATATGCATGGTGTGCCAGAAAAAAGGGCCCCATACACTCGGTGGAAATTGCATTCTATTTATCGGCTATCATTTCTTTGCTCCTTTTTTCTCATGTGGTATCTTTTAGACAGAAGGTCTAAAGACTGATAGTATTTATCGGATAAGAGAATCATATTATGATATCAAACCGGATACTACATTGCACCAATTGCGGAGTAAATGGGCATTTATTTCGTAATTGTTTATCACCTGTTACAAGCTATGGTATAATTGCAGTTCGATATGCAAATGATGCAAATATAACATCACTTTATTCGAAATCTACGAATATTTCAAATGGAAATGACTCTATGCAGTTTCTATTGATTCAACGCAAAGACTCGCTGGCATTTGTAGAATTTATAAGGGGTAAATACATACAGCATGATGATCCTTATATTGGATCACTATTATCACGCATGACACAAAAAGAACATGAACAAATCCGCACCAAGACCTTTCAGGAACTATGGTATGGTGTGTGGGGGGAATCTTTCATGATTCGATCTCATAAAAATGAGTATGAAACATCAGAGCGACGATTTTCACAAATTAAGGATAAATTGCCACGGCTTCAATTAGAATATCCTACCAAATGGACAGAGCCTGAATGGGGGTTTCCAAAAGGACGGCGTACTCCCTATGAGACGGATCTACACTGTGCAGTTCGTGAATTTCAGGAGGAAACAGGACTACACTCATATGAATTTTCGATTCTTCAAAATACAAATTGCATTTCAGAAACATTTTTTGGATCCAATCAGGTACATTACTGTCATAAATATTACATTGCTATTTGTAAACAGTTCACGGAGGTCGAAATGAATATGGATAATTTTCACATGGCGCGTGAGGTTGGTGGTATTTGCTGGTGTTCATTAGATGAAGCCATTTCAAAGATTCGTCCGGATAATATAGAAAAGCGAGAAATCTTGCTAAAAGCGGGTAAGATTATGAAGAATTATTACCCTGTTCACACAAATGAGATACCTCGTCTATCATGTGGGGGGATACAGACGAGCTCTTAAAAGCGTTTAGAAAGAAAATCAAATATGGTTCTATAAATAGCAAGATGTTTGGAATCTCTAAAAATTTATTACTGGAGAATGAAGATGAGAATTCCTCTCCGAACCGTTCTGTTGCCAGCGAGGCGGTTGAAAATGCGGCTGAAAATGCAGCTGAAAATGCAGCTGAAAATGAGGCCGTTGTGGCTGAAAATGAGGCTGAAAATGCAGCTGAAAATGAGGCTGTTGTAGTTGAAAATGCGGCTGAAAATGAGGTAGCAGAAGCGCGTGAAGCATTAATGAAATTCACCAAAGAGGATCGGCTCAAATTCTGGAAAGCAATGCAACAGCAAAATGAACAAAATGATCCCATTCTATATGATTTATTAAAAGAGGAATTTGGTGATCTCAAAGAAGATTCACCTGCATTGGCACCTGCGGCAGCACCTGCGGCAGCACCTGCGGCAGCACCTGCGGCAGCACCTGCGGCAGCACCTTCATCTGTCTCAGATGAAGAAGAATTTGAATTAAATAATCTAAATGAGAACGCAAATGAGGATGCTGAAGAGGAAGAAGAGGAAGCTGAAGAGGAAGCTGAAGAGGAAGCTGAAGAGGAAGCTGAAGTTGCAGATGAGGATGAGGAAGAGGATGAGGAAGAGGAATATCCAGATGCAATTGTAAATGAGGAAGAGGAGGATCCAGATGAAATGGAAGACGAAAATGAGGATGAATTTGTATTAAATGATGAAGAGGAACCTGTTGTAGAACAATTACCAGTACAGCCAGTTATGGAACAACCCGTTATGGAAAATAATCAAGGATTGAAAGAATTTCTTGCTGGTAAGTCACCCGAGCAATTGGAAACGATGTGGAGAATGAATCTGAATGATGCCGATCGTGTATTAGTACAGGCAGAATTGGAAAAACGAGGACTACCTCTTCCTGCTATCAATAACAATAACAACAATAACAACAATAAAAATGGTAATAACAATAACGGTCCAACAGAGTTTGCCAGTCTACCGCCAGATGAGCTTCTTGAACGATGGGATACCGAGACTGACTTTACAGTACGCAATCAACTTGTCAAAGAACTCCAAACACGCGGTATGTTCCCCTCCGCTGCTATGACCGAATGGGAACTCCAAACAGGTGCCTATCCCGATCTCCTTGATCCCGCATTCTTAAAAAAACTACTTGCCAAACGAGAATTTGCTGAATCTCTACAGCATGAATGGCGCCCTGATACAGACCCATGTGCAGGAGATAGTCTGTTTGAAGTAACACCCGTCCAGCGATTTATTTCGAATTTTATGTCCCCCAAAACGCCCTATATGTCCGCACTCCTATTTCACGGTGTCGGTGTCGGTAAAACCTGTGCTGCCGTTCAAATTACAGAAGCATGGCTCGAATATTATCCACAAAATGAGGTTTATCTGATTGCCCCTCCCACGATTCGCGAGGGATTTTACCGAACTATTTTTGATAGTAAGAAGATCATTTTCGGAGAAGGCTCCGAACCCAATTCCGCCTCTCAATGCACAGGAACGACCTATATGAAACTGACAAATACCTTATACGAGCGTGATATCAATAAAATCGAGAGAGCCGTCAAGAAGCTCATTAATAAGCGCTACAAAGTATTTGGATATGTATCCTTCGCTAAGTTTATTGAAGAGGCCATTAGTGGCATTCCTACTACTATTCCTAAAAAGCGTCAGCGCGAAATTAAAATCAAGCGCATCCGCGATCAATTTAGCGGCAAATTACTCATCGTCGATGAAGCCCATAATCTTCGCGATCAATCCCTTCGCGATCACCTTGACATCGATGAGAAGGAGGAGGCCTTTAGCAGCAAAGCCGAACAATCAGATGCGCTCGGTGGCAAATATTTAACACCCTTTCTGGAGGATGTGTTACGCTATGCAGAGGGTATGAAGTTCTGCGCTCTAACGGCCACTCCTATGTATAACACCTATAAGGAAATCGTATTTATCCTTAACCTGCTGTTACTAAATGACAAGAAAGCAACCATTAGCGAAGCGGATATCTTTGACCAACGCGGAGCCATTACCCCAGGTGGCGCAAAAATACTATCCGATATCTCACAGCGCTATGTGAGTTTTATGCGCGGCGAGAATCCCATTTCCTTCCCTGTGCGTCTCTTCCCCCTCTCCATTCCCGCCTTTCCTGCCGCCTATCCGTCTTTAAATCCCCGTGGTGCACTCGTCCCTGAATCAGAACGCGACTATTACAAACACTTGCCTCTTGTACCCATTCTATTGGGTGGCGAATCTCTTCAGGCCACGCTGGAGATCATGAAGGCACTTCCACCCGCAGCAAAAGGTCGCGAGGAATTGGGACCCTTTCAATTGGACCTATTGGTTCCTGCGGGAAATATCATTGTTCCAGCAACTCCTGTTACACAGGGTACAACCTTTGCGGCCTATAAAGCGCGATCGGATAGTAATGCCCTTTTAACGGTATTTACGAAAGAGACTATCGAAAAGCAAGTACAATATAAACCACTTGATTCAGTGGGTATCGAGTGGTTAACCGTGGGTCCCTTGGCAAACTATAGTCCTAAGTTTGATTTCTTGATTCGTCGCATTCAACGGACAGAGGGATGTATCTTTGTCTATACTCGCTTTGTTAATAGTGGTGCCATTTCCATCGGTCTTGCTCTGGAGGCAAATGGATATACACTCTATGGTCGCACACATGGCCTTCTTGGAAAAAAGAAAGAGGTCGTGGATGCAAATGGTGGAAGACAGTGCGCCCTTTGCCCGAGACGAGAGAAACAGCATGGAAATGCAGAGCACGCCTTTTCTCCTGCCTATTATGGCCTCCTTACAGGTAATGTTGCCGTTTCACCTCATAACCAGGAAACGATTGCCGCCCAACGCGCCGATAATAATGTAAATGGTGTTCACATGAAAATCGTGATTGGTTCTCAAATTGCATCAGAAGGTGTCGATTTTCGCTTTATGCGCGAGACCCATGTGATTGATTCATGGTATCATTTAAATAAAACGGAACAGATTCTCGGGCGTGCCATTCGTTTTCGTTCTCACTGTATGTTGCCCAAATTGGAGCGCAATAATACCGTGTATCTTTATGCAACAGTATTACCACCCAGTGAACCATACTATGAAACAGCAGATCTGTATAGTTATCGAAATGGGTTTAAAAAGGCGGTCTTAATCGGTCGCGTGACGCGCGCCATGAAGCAGTCCGCCATTGACTGTAATCTCAATCAGAATGCGATCATCATTCGAGGTGAAGCACCTGTGGAGCAGTTAGATTCACAGGGTGTTCTACGAAGAGAAGTAAACATTAATGACACGCCATTTACTGCAGTATGCGATTGGATCGAGACCTGTGAATATCAATGCACTCCTCAAATTGATGTTGCGAAGCTTACTCTGGATGATTCCACCTATGATGAATACTCTGCGCGATGGCGTGTGAATCAAATGAAACAGCGGCTTCGTGTCTTATTTGAGCGTCAACCCTTTTATAAATCGGAAGATTTATGGAATCTACTCACGGACATTCCTCGATTGGCGAAAGTCGATTTATTACAGGAAGTTGTTAACAACAAGGCATTTCAAATCACTCATAATGGTCTAAAAGGATACATTCGATATTGTAACTTATATTATCTATTTCAGCCCAATGTATACATGGATGTCACCATTCCACTGGCCATTCGTGTAGCAAAGTTTCCTATTAAGCGTGATATGTATATTCCTATGGAATACGAGGCACCTGCTGAACAGGAGGAACAAGCGGATATGGTCAATACATCCGATATGATTCTTGATACCTGGAATGCCATTGTCAATTGGATCGACGAATTATCAGTTAGTGAAGATTACATTAAAGAACCCTATGAACTCAATCAATACATTATTAAGATTGCAAATCACAATAATTCAGTGATTCAAAATCGTCAAAAAATGTTGAGCGTTATCCCCGCCTTTCATGCCGCATTTCAGGAATCCACCTATGTAAATACAAACGCATTTCGTAATGCATTGCTATTTTATTTCTGG